CTGATTGAGGATATGGAAACTGAAATGTTAGAACATGAAGGTAAACAAAAAACCTTTAAAAAGAATACTTGTTCATGGCAATCATTAGAAGGTCAAGAAACATTATATAATAGTTTTGAGATTCTTAGACAAAAAATTGATGATGTTATAAAACCTATTTTATCACATAGTGGTGTATCTGATAATATCACACCGTATATAGAAACTCGTAATTTGTGGGGTAATATTATACTTGATGCTGGTGGGTATTCTAGACCACATAATCATGGAAGTGGTAATACTTTGTGGGGTGGAGTTTACTATCCAAAGGGTATAACTGAAGAAGAAGATTTAGATAACTTTGATGAAACAAAACATATACTGAATGGATATGGAAAGGGTGATGGATTATTGATAATGTTTGACCCATCACATGGATACAAAAATCAAGTAGAAACTAAACTTAATAGTCAAGAATTTTATGGTGGAGAAGTTAGTGTAGTACCAAGAGAGTCATTACTAATATTATTTCCAGCATGGTTAATACACATGGTAACACCCTTGACAAAGAAAGAAAAAAGGTATAGTATATCCTTTGATGTTAACAAACCACAAATGTGAGGTATGATGGAAGAAGTAGAAGAAAAATTAATGACACCAAAAAAGTTCTCTATTGCAATAGAGAAAGCTGTCAATGAAAGTGGTGGAACTTATATGGACGCATTATTAGATTATTGCGAGAAGTATCAGTTAGAACCAGAGATGATTAAACCCTTGATAACTAAATCTTTGAAAGAGAAGGTTGAGGTAGATGCAAGAAACCTTAACTATCTTCCGAAGGTTGCAACATTACCGATATAAGATGGAAGCATACGAAGCCTATAAAATATATCATGCACTAAAACTACACTTTAATAGTGACTATGATTATAACAAATATAATGGAAAAGCAAAAGTAACTGTAGATTCATATCTGAAGAGAAAAGATAAACCTTTCTTTGCAAAGGTAGCACGAAAGTATATGACACCAGATAATACTAAGAACTTTTTCATATCTAATTTTATTATCAACCCTAAAGGTTGGGTTGGAAACTTTAATGAACAAAACTATGCTGATTATCGTAAAAGAAATCAGAGTTTAAAATATAACTATGTGAATGAACTAAATGAATTATTTCAAAAGATTTCAGTATTTGATGAATTATTTCATGTTAAAGAAGGTCAACATCCTTTGTTATTAAAACAATTTCTTGCAAAGAAAGTTAGTCTTGAAACTATGTGTATCATGGAAGCTTTACTGCAATATTGTAAGTATTGGAATGAGGATATTGAAGAGCAATATGTGTGGAAAGAACAAGAAAAACTTATAAAAAATTACAGTTCTGTCTTGACTTTTGATGCAAAGTTGTATAAGATAATAACAATGTCAACCTTAAAGGAGTGTTTAAATGGATGACCAAAATTCTAAAGTTCTTTCAGTGATGAAGGAAAGGGATTTCTACCATGCAAAGGTAGAAGAACTCCAGAACCGTATCAAGGTTCTTGAGTATGATAACGCAGAACTCGTAAAGAGGGATGTAGAGTTATCCCAGAGATGTAAAGACCTTGCATCTAAGACACCTTTCAAAAGACCCCCACGGAGATTTGCTCGTGGGTAGGACTTTTAAGGTATATCAAGCCAAGTACCTTATCCCCAAATCGGATAAGGGGCCTGCTTTTACACTTAATGCAGACCCAGCTTGCTTTCATGCAGAACTTATCAATGATGGTAAAATCTGTGCATTTATTACTAGAAAAACCTATGCAGAAGCAAGAGCAGAAGCTGATGCATATGTAGGAAGAGATGAAGTTGCAAGTCAAATTAATTGACCATATGGGTTCTGACCTAACAGTAGTAAATGCAGCTCGTGTATCATTTGCAAAGAATTCAGAATGGGAAGCGATTCCAGAAGGCGGTGAAATAGAAGGATTACTTTCACTTGCAGATGAAAAACTTATCAAGTTTCTTGCAAAACACAATCATTGGAGTCCATTTGGACACGCATCTATGCAGTTCCATATTAAGGCACCAATTTTTGTTGCAAGACAACTTGTTAAACACCAAGTCGGTTTGGTGTGGAATGAAGTATCCAGAAGGTATGTAGATGACGAACCAGAATTCTATACACCTAAAGAATGGAGACTTAAAGCCGACAATGTAAAACAAGGTTCTAGTGATGAAACTATTGAATACAATATTGATGGTGCAATGCAGTTTGTTACACAAACGTATCATAACTTGTTACGAGAACAAGTTGCACCAGAGATGGCAAGAATGGTTTTACCACAGAATTTATACACTGAATGGTATTGGTCTGGTACACTGATGGCTTTCGCAAGAGTATGTAATTTGCGTTGTGCAAAGGATACTCAATGGGAAACTCAACAGATTGCAAATCAGATTGATGAAATTGGTCGTGAACTTTTTTCATATTCATGGAAAGAATTACGAAAAATGACTTGACTTTTAAGTTAATTTGGTGTATAAATAAGGTTATATTATGAATAAAGTGAAATTAACATACGATAACATACGATAACATACGGAGAAAAAATATGTCAGTTAGTACTCTACGCAAGTCCAATACTTTGGACAAACTTCTTGCACAAGTTCAATCAGAAAGTGCTCCCCAAGAAAAGAAATCCTATGTGGATGAAAGGTTGTGGAAACCAGAACTAGATAAGTCTGGTACTGGACAAGCAGTCCTACGTTTCTTGCCTGCACCAGATGGTGAAGAACTTCCTTGGGTAAAGGTGTTCAAACACGCTTTCCAAGGCCCTACTGGTAAATGGTATATTGAGAATTCACTTACCACTATCGGTAAACAAGACCCAATGAGTGAACACAACACTACGTTGTGGAACACTGGTCTTGAAAGTGATAAAGAACTTGCAAGAAAGCAAAAGAGAAAGTTGGAATACTACTCAAATATCTATGTAGTATCTGACCCAAAACACCCAGAGAATGAAGGAAAAGTGTTTCTATTTCGTTATGGTAAAAAAATCTTTGATAAGATTATGGCTTCAATGCAACCAGAGTTTGAAGACGAAACACCTATTAACCCTTTCGATTTCTGGGAAGGTGCGAACTTCAAGTTGAAGATTCGCAAGGTTGATGGTTTCTGGAACTATGATAAGTCTGAGTTTGATAGTGTAACTCCACTCGCAGACAGTGACGAGAAACTTGACGGTATTTGGAAATCGCAGTATTCACTGCAAGATTTCCTTGCACCAACCAACTTCAAATCATATGATGAATTGAAGAAAAGGTTAGATGATGTTCTCTCTGGAACTGTCACTGCAAGTGCAGCCTCTATGATTGACGAAGATGTTGTGGAAACACCACAGTTCAAATCTGAACCTCAACCTAACATTCCAAGTGTAGAAGAAGATGATGACGATACAATGTCATACTTCCAAAAACTTGCGAATGAATAGGGTGACTCCTCAATAAGTCCGTCCATACCCACGGTTAGGTAAGGGGAAGAAGGGAGAGTAGAAATACTCTCCCTTTTTTTTGTATTAAAAGGGCTTTTAATAGTATCTAAGACTCATTCTTAATTCTAGTTCTTATAAATACTTAATGAGAGAGAGTGAGAGGTACAAACATGATAGAAATCGTAGCCGCAGTTTCAGCTGCATCTGGCGCTTTTAATACCATCAAAGCAGGATTTGCCGCTGGCCGAGATATCGAAAATATGGCAGGAGACTTGTCACGCTGGATGGGTGCAGTTTCAGATATTAAGAAGGCTGATGAGTATAATAAAAAACCGCCCCTATTTAAGAAACTCTTTAATGCTGGTTCAGTAGAAGAAGAAGCTATGCAAATCTTCATGGCCAAAAAGAAGGCCGAAGATATGAGAGCTGAGTTAAAACAAATTATCTCATTTACCAGAGGCCCATCTGCTTGGGATGAGCTCTTGCGTACAGAGGGTGAAATCCGTAAGAAGAGACAACAAGCAATTTACGACCAAAAAGAAAGACAAAGAAAAATCTTAGAAGTCATTGCAATCTGTATTTTGATATTAGTGATTGGTGGTTTTATTTTTGGTTTACTCTGGTTGTGGTTGAACAAAGGATAATAATCCATGACAAAATTAATTGTTGTTCTTACAACAATACTATTCACAACTCCAGTGTTTGCAGACATTTGGGGTTATTGTTTCACTTGTGACCAACCCAAACCAAGTGAGAATTGGACTCAACAACAAAAACTGAGACAAGGTTTGATAGACAATAAGAAGTACACGACTTGTAGACTCAAGAAAAGAGTGAAGTCAAAGTACACTGGTAGACAAGCTTGTATTTACGTTGGGGGTAATAAAACATACACACTAATGTATGAGGATAACTGCCCTAAACAGTATCAATGTGTTTATGACCCAGGCAGTAAAGAACCGAATATTGATGATGTTCTTGATAGTCTGAATAACGCAACTAAGTAATTATTCCATTTTTGCACCAGCAGGGGCTGCACCGTCAACTAACGCTGTTGATGATAGAGTTGTAGAACTACTGTTACCACTGTTGTTTGTACTATTATCATAATTATTAATAATAGTATCTCCACTACTTTGTCTTTTCGCTTCAGATTCACGGATTAATCTTTCCATTTCATCTGCATTACCCTCACTTGCTGCTTTCGTATATGCATCAGCAAGTCCTGCTTCTGATATTGCACGAAGACTTTCTTCAGATGCTTTGGGTAGTAATCTTTCGCCTGTTTCTGGATTTAGACCAGCAAACTCATAAACCTTATCTGGAATAACTTTTGACACTTGAGATTTAATCCATCCCATAACACCACCATCTTCATTTTTGGGTGATGGAAGAATAGAACGTAGAATACCTTTTAATAACCCTTTAGCGGCTTCTGCAACATTTGCTACACCAGATAGTAAATCTCCAATTACATCATTTTCACCAGTAAATATACCTACAATATAATCAATTGCACTGGATACCATCTTATATGGTGCCATTACAATATTCTTAATTAAGTCTGTAAAACTAAAATCATTGAGAATTTTCTTTGCATCATCAAATCCTAATTTACCTAATATCCACGCTACACCATCTTTTAATAAATCAAGAGGTATACCAATAAGGTTACCAATCATTTTAGACAAACCACCACCAACACCATCAATAAATTTAGATACAATGTTGTTACCTTCTGATTCTTTGAAACCGTCAATAAAACCAGTAATAAAGTCAAACGCAGACATTACAATAGTTATTGGTAAAAATAATTTACCAAGTGTTGCACCAAGTCCTCTTGCAAATGCCATAATTTTACCAATCATTCCACCACTACCAGACATTGCAGCCATTGAAGTGGATGTGGTTTTAATCATATTGAATAAAGACTGAAGTGGTTTTACAGCAGCTTTAACCCCATCCATTAGTAAATCACCAAACTTAACTACACCTTGGAAGAATTTACTATTGACAAAGAATGATTTTACACCAGATATCATGTTTTTAAAACTAGTGAATATATCACCAATCTTAGTGGAGTCAGCGGCGATATCTGCAGCTCTACCGATTTTAGTAAGACCACCAGTAAGTAATGTTTTCATACCACTGAGGGTATTTTTAATACTTGAAAAGAAATTTAAAATGAAGTTTGGTGTTATTGCTTTAATTAAACCACCAATAGATTTACCAAGGGTTGCAAACCCCTTCATACCACCACCAACTACAAGTTTGATAGCTGCGAATTGTTTTTTAATTTCTGCAACAAATCCACCAACAAATGATACAATAATACCACCAATTAGACCTATGGGTGCAAGTAGACCTTTACCAACATCTTCTGCTTTAATGTTTTGAATACCTTCTGCAAGACCATCAATACTGCCTGCAATTCTTTCAAAGATACTTCTTTGGTCAGCAGCATCTCTTTCTGCACGATTTTCTGCCTCGATTCTTTTAGATGCACCTTTTTCTTCTTTTGCTCTGTATTCTGCATCTTTATCAAGTTTTAGTTGATTGAGTCTATTGAGTCTATCAATTGAAAGAGTAACATTTTCACTGTATTTTACCATACCACTTTCAATGTCAAAATTATTTAAATCTAATCCAAGTAAATTTGACGCACCTTCTGACAACTGGTTTGCATATTCTTTTTGTGCATCCGTTACCTCTTTTTGGTATTTCATCTGATTGAACTGTTCTTTAGTCAGTCCAAGTCTTTGACGAAGTAAGTT